TTACACCTGTGGGAGCCAAGCCCCACAAGCGTTAGCGGGTAGCGCCAGCAGACGAAAACCCTTGGAAAAAATTTCCAGGGCGTGCATCCAAACGCCTCGCGTTTCGGCATCTTTCGCGCTCTCAACGCGCGCAGAAGCAATCACTTCCAACGGATCAATTCCGAGAATCTCTGCGACGCGAATGCAGGTCTTTTCATCGAACACTGAGCGGCCAGTTCGATAGCCGCTGATCGTGGAGCGGGTCACACCCAGCGCCTTCGCGGCCGCGTAGTCAGACTGCAAATCGAGCCGCGCCTTCGCGGCGTCGAGCCATTCAATCGTGGTTCTCATTTAAAAACCCCTTACAAATCAAATTCAACCTTGGCGTCAAGGTTAGTCGAACGCTCGACCTGCTGCAACGTTGGTCTAATTTGAACGTACGAGTTGTCTTGACTAGTACGAGTAAGATCAACTATTCTCCGTCCGTCGCCCTTGCACCTGGCCCTCAACCCCGCCAGTGCTGGATTTGCTACCCGGCCGCAGGGGCGATGTTTCGCAGAATTCATCGCTCTTGGGGTTGAGTAGGGGGTCGGAAAATGCAGGTTTCGCAGCAACAATCGGTTACAGCTCTCACTGGTTCGCAACGATTCGCGGCAGTCAATAAGGGTTCGATCGCAGCAATTCGCACCCGTCGCAACTGCTCTCTGAAAACCGTCGCGCCGGTTCACCCGGCGGCACTCGGCGGGTTCACCATCGAAGGCCCGTTCTATCGTCGACCGTCGCGCGTAGCTCGTGCGCTCGACCGCTTTTTCTACTGGCTGGGTGCGTAATCGCTATGCGCAAGGCAACCGCTTTCGACGAAATCGCGGGGCGCATTGAAGACGGCGATATCGGCTATGCAGGCGATTCGCACCTGTCTTTCAAGCCACAGCCCGCGCCTAGCGTCGCGCATATCCGCGCTACGGCGCGCGGCGATGCAGAGCTGTCCCGCATCAAATCCATTCTCACCACGGCCAAGGCAGCGTACGGCGCGGCGCAAAACACGACGCCGCGCCGCGTGAACGTGACACCTGATGCGTATTGGGCTGCAATCTCCCGCACCGTGCGGGGTTTTGCGTAATGCTCGGCGCAAACGACGTATGGGCCGCAGGCCTCGTCGCGCCGTTCCCGCGTCGCTGGCAGGCCAACATGATGCGCGAGTGGGATCGCCGCCGCGCGTCCTTCAATTCGAAGAAGGTCACCGCGCAGAATGATGCGCAGCGCGCAGCGAACGTCGCTTTGCGCGAGACAGTCGCGACGCTCGCCGGACATGCAGTAAGTGACGAGTTGCCCCTCGACGCGCAGGATCACGACGTAATTGCATACGCGCAGGAATGCGCGGAACAGGCGCGCGTGCGCCTGCTTTCGCTTGCCGCGTGGCAGGAAGCAGGGCGATGCGGCACACAGGCGGCCGGCATTACAGCGGTGGAACTGGCACCGCTTGAGACGCAGGAAGCGCGCACGATGCTCGCCAATTTCTGCGAGTCGCGCAGCGTGAAGCCAGCAACGGGCCGGATTTCAGACGAAGGCGCTGTGCGCCGCATGATCGCGCCGAAGTGGTGGACGATGCGCCTGCGCCGGGCGCACGCGCGCGCGGTTGAATCGGCCGCAATCGACTTCGGCCTCGTGAACCGCACGCGCGACGTGTACGTGTCGAATGAAGGCCTCACCGCGCGCCGCGCGCAGAACGACCGCAATGCGCAAATGCTAGAAAGCACGATCGCGCGTAACCTCGACACCGACCAGGAATTCACGCTTGCCGAGCTGTCGGCGAAAGGCCCGGCAAACAAGGCCATTCGCCGCGCGGAGCTGATGACGCGTATCGCCGGCTTCGAACGCATTGCGATTGCCTCTGCGCATACCGGCCTGTTCCTGACGCTCACGTGCCCTTCGAAAATGCACGCCTTCAAGATGTCAGGCGCGCGTGCGATCCGAAACAAGCGTTACGACGGGACGAAGCCCGACGAAGCCCAAGTCTATCTGCGCGGCGTGTGGGCGCGTATTCGCGCATCACTCGCGCGCCGTGGCATCACGCTCTATGGCTTTCGCATTGCCGAGCCGCAACACGACGGTACACCGCACTGGCACCTGCTCGTGTTCTACCAGCCGGCACACGATGAAATCGTTGAATCGACCGTGCGTCGCTACGCGCTCGAAATGGACGGCGACGAAGCCGGCGCGCAGGAGAAGCGTTGCGATTTCAAGCGCATGGATGCAGCTCTAGGCACGGCCGCAGCCTATATCGCGAAGTACGTAGCGAAGAATATCGACGGCTACAAGCTCGACAAAGACCTGATCGGAAACGACGCGCTGGAAACGTCTGCGCGCGTCGAAGCGTGGGCGTCGCGCTGGCGCATTCGCCAGTTCCAGCAGATTGGCGGCCCGCCGGTGACGATCTGGCGCGAGCTGCGCCGCGTCGAATCCGTTCCGGCCGACGCGCCCGCGCATGTGCGCGCGGCACACAACGCAGTGAACCGCGTCGCCAAGCTGGAAGGGCGCGAAAACGCGTCAGTGGCCTGGGATCACTACGTCAACGCGCAGGGCGGCGTGCATTGCGGCCGCGACTACCGCGTGCGCCTGGCCACGTTTCGGGATGGCTCGCGAACGGCCTACGGCGAAGAGTCGGCCGCGAAGCCGGTCGGCATCGAGTATTTCGAAATCGCCAAGGTGCGCGACGCGATCGGCAACTGGATCGACGTTTTGCCGCGCACCGTGACTGTCGATTCGAAGCGATATCAGTGGGAAGTCGTGCGCGCGGGATCGCGCACGCAGGCTGTGGGTTGGGAGCGCGCGCTGCGCGCGCCTTGGACTCGTGTGAATAACTGTACGCGACCGGCCGTAGAGCCGGATTTTCAACACCATACGGCCGCACCGTTCGATGACGAATTCGACGGCGCAGCCATGAGTTTCGCCGGGGGCGGCGCAATTTGTACTGACCGGAGACCGGAATGACGACCATGAAAATCGAATGTCCTTGCTGCGATGGCGAAATCCACGCTCGGCACACGGAAGGTCTGTCGGACACCATGCGGCGCATGTATTTCGTCTGCGAGGACTGCGGCTATCGCACGCCGGCTGGCTTCGAAATCCTCTTTTCGCTGTCGGCGTCCGCGAAGCCGCGCGCCGACGTATCGCTCGAAGTCAGGCCGTCGCCACGGCTTCGCGGCGGCGTCAATGCGCGCACGACGCGCGCGCTCGCGAGGGCGACATGTTGAGGTTCACCATCAAATGCCCGCATTGCCAGTCGCACGGCATCGCACGCGGCATCGAGAAGGTATCGCCAACGTCGTGGCTGCTCGATTTTCAGTGTGACGACGTGACATGCGGCCACTCATACCGGACGCGAATCGACATGTTTCCGCCGGAAACGCCGATACCGCGCCGCGTACGGCGCGAAACGGCATCGCTGCAATTCAACGAATAGCGCGCCGCGCGCAAGCACTCTGGCCGATTTCGCCTTGATATGGACCCAATGTCTCATTCTGCTCGGGGGAGCATATGGCAACGAAAACAGTAGTGGTGGGCAGCTCGAAGGGCGGCACGGGGAAATCGACGACCTCGCTCCAGTTCTCAATCGGGCTGGCACGCGAAGGCGCTCGCGTGTGGCACGTCGACGGCGATCGCCAGCAAACCAGCGTTACGGCGATTACTTTGCGGGCAGAGAGCGGGCGGCCAACAATCGCGGCATCGGCGTATGCCGATGGCCGCACGCTGCGCACCCAGGTGCTCCAGCAGCGTGATGCGTATGACTATGTGGTGATCGACGCCGGCGGCCGCGATTCGAGCGCGCTGCGCGCCGCTCTCACGGTCTGCGATGCCGTCGCGATTCCATGCCTTCCGCGCACGTTCGACGTGTGGGCCATGCAAGACATGATGCAGCTCGTCGACGAGGCGCGAGCCGTGCGCGAGCTAACCGCCTATGCCTTCCTGAATGCCGCCGATGCCGGCGGCGCAGACAATCGCGACGCCGCAGCAGCGCTCGCAGAATTCCCACAAGTTGAGTTGCTTCCTTTCCGCCTGGGACGGCGCAAGGCGTTCGCGAATGCCTGCGGTGCCGGCCTGCATGTCGAAGAAATGCCGCGTCGCGACCTGATTGCGTGCGCGGAAATTGATCGTCTAACGGCCGCCATTTTCGGCCTTTAAGCACATATCAATTTGCCATCGTAACGATATCGGTCAGATGGCAAGTTGATATCAAACTGATATCAACTAGGGGGAGAAAATGGCAATCACGAAACGGCCGGACGCCTCGAAACAGGCAAGCGATGCGGAGAAATTCATCGCGGGTGCGCCCGATGCATCGCATGTGCCGGGCGCGTCGCCGGGCCGCCGGCGGAAAGAGGTGATAAGCCCGAGCGTCGACGTCGATCTGTTGAAGCGATTCGACACCCTCGCCGCCGAGCTGGGGCTATCCCGTGCTGCGGCGATCAACCTCGCGATGGCGAAGTTCATCGCTTCGCAGTGAATCGGTCGCGTCGCGTGAGCAATCCAACATTTGTCCGATGTTTACGTTACGATTCGCTTCCAAATCTTTCTTGGCATTACAAGTGCCAGAACAAACAAGAATCGTTACGATAGACCGGGGTTAGATGATCGTGAAAGAGGGGCGACACTTGGATTTAGGTTGCGGAATGAAACCCCGCAATCCGTATGGTTTTACGGGGTTGGCCGGCATTGACGTGCACGGCGGCTTTTTGGAAGAAAGTCCGTTCGAATACCGAAAGGCAAATCTCGCGCTGGAGTCAATTCCGTTCGAAGCGGACTCGTTTGACTCGGTTTCGGCGTTCGATTTCATTGAACACGTTCCGCGCCAACTCGCTGTGGACGGGCAAATACGTTTGCCGTTTGTCGAGCTGATGAACGAGGTTCATCGCGTGCTGAAACCGGGCGGCAAGTTCTATGCGATGACGCCGGCTTTCCCGTCTCCGAAGGCGCTGGTCGATCCAACCCATGTGAACATCATCACCGAAGAGACGCACGAATATTTTTGCGGCGCGGCGGCGTACGGCCGAAACTACGGCTTTCGCGGAAACTTTAAACCCCTACGCGTTGAATGGGTCGCGGAAAAAAACGCACATATTGCCGGACGTTCGTTCCGAAAGAGCGTGCGGAATCTGCATCGGCGTTTCTTTAAAGGCGGCCTCTCTCATCTTCTGTGGGAGCTGGAGGCGGTCAAGTAGGGGCGCAGGTAGATTGCCTTGTGAAATCGGACTGCGCCGATAGCGTAGCGCCTTACCAGCATCGAATCCATCAGGCCGCCTGCGTAGAAATACGCGGCGGCTTTTTCATTCCTTGGATTTGGTGTTGCCCTTTCGCCGCGCCGCTTCTAGGCCTGCCACAATTTCATCGACTGCCGCCTGCTGCCTCGGCGTGGGCGGATCGGTCAGACATGGTTCGGCCGCAAGCTCGCGCTCGAAGCATTCCTATACTGTAGACGGCACAGCTCCGTGTCCCTCACCGATAAAAAGCCGAATCTGGTTCGCGCGCCGGATCGTTGAGCGTAGCCGATGTATTTCCCAAAGCAACTCAAGCACGAGCGGAGTGGGGCTCTCGTCCCAAATTTCCGCGAGTCGGACGGCGGGCAAGGGTGGGCGGTGGCGCATGAGTAATTCAACATATGCTGTATGGATATACAGTATAGCGATCGGTGGGGAGAGGGAACAAGGAACGGCGAGCCGATTTGAGGCGCCAGGAGCCGATAGCGGGGTGCTCCGTCATCCAGAACACGCCCAACGGCTGGCAAGCCCCTGAGAAGCCGAGAAAGCAGGGGGGCGCACGTTCGCGTGGTATTTAGGGCTAGATATGAAACACAAGTGTCCAGCGTGAACGCCAAAAACGCAGTCCCCCTCCCCGCCTGCCGACTTCTAAATGGGCGCGTTTTGATGCAGGCACTAAAACCGCCCGAACCCGCGCTGGAAGCGGGCAGCGGCTGCCAATACGAGCGACGCGGTTAACGCAACTTGGCGCAAAAAGATGCGGGTTGACCGCCTAGACTTGGCTCAAAGTCGGGGTGTGACAAAAAATATGCAAAATGATGTTAAAAATTACAAAAAGTCAGGCAACAAAGTCAAAAAACAACTTTTTTTTGTTGTATTCTCCATCTCGTTCACTAGGAGAGTACCTTGATTCATTCCCTGACGATTGAAAACTTCATGTCGGTGCGCGATCGGCATGTGATCGACCTGGGCATAGGCGCCGCTGTAAATGACAACGCGGAACGTTACGCTGACGCTTGGAGCGGATCGGCCAAACGTGTGCCGAAGGTAGTTGCGTTCTTCGGACCTAACGCAGCCGGGAAATCAACTGTCTTGCGTGCGATACAGCACATCACTTGGTTCGTCCGCGATAGTTTCCAATTTCAAGCGAACACAACTCTTCCTATCGAGCCGTTTTGGGGCGCTGGCCTCGAAGGCGAGCCTATCAAGCTGGCGATTGAGTTTGACACTAGTGAAAAGTGGTGGCCGGCGCCGGACAATTTGCCAGGCCTGCAAGTCTCACCGGAAACTTGTCGTTACTCTTATGAGGTTCAGTTCGAGTACAAAAATTTCAGACGCTCGGTTCTAAGTGAGGCGCTTTATTCATGGCCGTCGTATGCAAAGCGAAAAATTCGTCTTTTCGAACGTGACGCAAATGGAGACGTTAGCGCATCGATCGAATTCGGGTTGGCCAAGCACAAAGCTGTGTTAAAACAGATTCTTCGGGATAATGCCAGTGTAATATCTACCTTGGCGCAGCTTGACCACGAACCGTCGAAGCTACTACAAACTGCATCGCGGCGGATTAACTCGAATATCTTTATCGAGAAATCCGTCGTCAATGAACTGGCCATGCTTCAATTTTTTCAGGCGAATCCAGATTTCATCGAATCTGCAAACCGAGATTTATCGAACATCGATCTTGGGATTCGTTCAATGTCTGTCGCGTCAGGTCCGCATGGGCCAATTGCGAACTTTGCGCACGAAGGTCTATCTAGGCCAGTTCCGCTTCCGTTAGAAAGTCACGGCACGCGGCAATTCCTACACGTATATCCGCACCTTGCGCATACATTGAAGAATGGTGGAATCGCTGTTATCGACGAGCTTGATCTCGCCATTCATCCGCTTGTCCTACCAGAAATTTTACGTTGGTTTTACTCGCCAGAGCGGAACCCTTTCAACGCGCAGCTTTGGATAACCTGCCAGAACGTGTCGTTGCTAGAGGAACTAACGAAAGAAGAGATCTATTTTTGTGAGAAAGACGCAGCTGGTGGAACCAGCATTTATGGTTTGAAGGATATTCAAGGCGTCCGGCGAGTCGACAATTTTTATCGTAAATATATGGGAGGTGCTTTTGGCGCAGTCCCTACTATCGGGTGACGAAAGATGCCGAAGCAGAAAATTGCCATACGACATCGCGTCTTCATCGGTTGCGAGGGAGAAAGTGAGCGCAGCTATGTTGCACTCTTGCAGCAGTTAATGGGGTTGCGTACTCGGCATCATCTTATCCCTGAACTGCTGAATGGCGGCGACCATTTGGCGAATATCGAATCCGCGAAGAAGGCCCTTAGAAAGCACAATGAACAAGGGCGCGGTAAATTCGTAGCGAAATATGTGCTTCTCGACAGCGACCAGCGGGGCAGGAACGCACAGCACGACGCCGAGTGTGACAGGCTCGCGCGCGAAAACGACTTTCGTCTGATTTGGCAAGACCCGTGTCACGAGGCCTTACTTCTTCGCCACTTAGATAGATGCTCCAATCGACGACCACCGACTACGCCCGTTAGCGAACAACAACTGGTCGCCGAGTGGCCTGAGTATCAAAAGAACTTCGGCCGCGACAACCTCGGCACACGAATCGACATTAACGCACTCGAACGGGTGCGTCGCGTCGAACCCGTGCTGGGAGAGTTGCTTGTACTCGTTGGACTGGTGCCCAATTGACCGGTCGTATTAGACATCCAAGGTGTACGATGAAAAACGTACGATTTCGTCGCCGGCCCAATCATTGAACGCGAGAAATTGATTCTGTAGTGGCGTGATCTCATTGCGCCCAAACACCTTCGCCGCCGTATCCGCCGCGCCGAAACCGCCCGTGTTGCTCGGCACGATGCCGAGTAATTGAGGCGGTACGCGGTGCGCTGCAAGCAAATCGTCGCGAGTGATGTTCTTGATGTTGAAAAACTCGTCCTTCGCAGCGACCTCAGACACCGGGATAAGCTGGAGACCGTCCTTTTTTCCATTCGGAGCGTAGTAGAACAGGTTCCGGAAATTGCCCGGCCCCTTAGCACTCTTGAGGGCGTCACGCAGCGCGTCGACATCATCCTGACTTTGTGCAGCGTCCGTCAGGTACAGGATGAAGCCCGCATGGCTTCCGTTCTCGTAGTAGCGCCGGCGGAAAAGCGTCGACGACTCGTTTAGCCAGGCGGCGTGGAGGGCGCCCAGATATTCGGGCATACCGTAGACCTCTTGATTCACGTCGGGCTCAATCAGGTGATGCACGGCGCCAGCCTCGAATTCGTGCACTACTTTCCAGCCATCGGTTTGCGCGTAGCTCACCATGTCGACTCGGCGGCGCATGTACTTGCCGGGCGCGGCTTCAAATTTCAGCGTGCCGCCGAGTCGGTTTTTCTGCCGCTCGACATAGCCATTCCCGAACATCAGGAAATCGAGCGCCCACCGCCGGAAGGTGTCGCGCGAGAGAAGCCTGTGCGGGATAAATGTCGACGCGAGCACGTTTCGTTTGAAGTAGAGCGCAGACGCGTGGTGCGTGCCAGCTCTGAACGACTTCGCAAGGCCGGCAAGACTGATTGGCGGTTCATACCAGCCGTTGTAGCTCACCAGCTCGGCATAATCGAGTAGATCGGCGCGGTTCATCACCGGCATCGGATCGCCAAACGTGAACGCGCTCGCGCCCGCCGGGGCGCTGCTTGCGGTGACGGGTGCAGTTAGCTGTTCAGTCTGTGCGCGCTGCTGCGCGCGTCGGTTTCTCTCTTTCATACGGAAATCTCCATAAATCCGGAAGTGCGGGCCGCCATGCCTTCAAGCGGCTCGTTTGAAATTGCGTGCAGGACGGCCCAGGCAAGGTCGGCGTGTCCAACTTCTTCGCTGCGGCCAGCCTCATAGGTGACATGCCGACCGCTCGCCGTGACAGTCTTTTTGATCGCCATGAAGGCAGCAGCCATATCCGTCCAGCCCGCGTCGAACTGGAGCCGAGCGCCGTTCACCACAGACAAGCCTTTGAGTACAAGACGGCCTTTGACCTCGGGGGAATAGTTGAACGCCACGGCGGCCGGGTAGAACTGGCGCACGAGCTGATAGACGCCCTGGCCGATGCCGGTCGTGTCAATGGCCAGGTAAGCGACGTTGTAGCGCTGCGTGATTTCCTTGATTCTCTCGGCCTGCGCCTCGAAATCCATGCCGCGAAACTGATGCTTTTCGAGCACGCGCAGCGGGCCACCAGGAACCACTGGCGGCGCGACGACGACGAGCGCCGCGGAGTCACCCGTTAGCGCCGGGTCATAGCCGACCCACACCGAACGGAAACCAAACGGGCGAAGCATCAGCGGCTCAACGTCGTCCCACACCTCCCACGAATCGACCATGCAGCGCTGGAGGTTTGCCAGCGTGAAAATCGACGCCGTATCGTCGATAAACTGGCACATCAGCAGATTGGCGAAATCCTCGGGGCTGTACTTGCGCCGCAATTCCTCAAGGTCGAACAACGTGCAGCCGCCACGCACGGCATCCTCTACCGTGACAATCTGGCGCCACTGGCCGTCCTCACAAAGCCGACCGCGCGCAAGCGCTTCGTGCGTTATGTCGAAGTGAACGTGGTCGGCCTTCGCGCGGCCTCGATTGATATGTTCGCCGTTCCAGAACGTGTAGGCCTGATGTGCAAGGCTCGATGGCGTCGAAAAATACGTTTCGCGCCATTTCTTGTGCATCGCCATGCCAGAAGCGACTTTCTGAAGCTCCTTGAAACGGCCGATCCAAAAATATTCGTCGACGTACAGATTGCCGTGATAGCTCTGCGCCGTGCGGGCATTCGTGCCGAGAAAATAAAGCGTCGCCTCGTTCGGCAGGACAATCGGATCGCCCGTCAAATCTACATCGGCGGCCTCGCGCGCAAACTGTGCAATGTACTGCTTGAAAACGTGCGCCTGCGCCTTGCTCGCAGATAGAAAAATCTGGTTCCGGCCGGTTTGCAAGGCGTCGTCGAGCGCTTCGCGCGCGAAATAGAACGTCGCACCGATCTGCCGCGATTTGAGGATGTTTCGTGTGCGCTGATGGCCGTTCCGATACCAGACTTTCTGATAGTCGAACTGGCAATCAAGAAATGCCTCGTGCAAGCGTGCAACCTGCTCGTCGCTGAATTCGTTGCGCGTCTGCTTTTTCTTCGGTGCTGCGTTGCGCGCCTCAATGTTCGGGTTGAGATCGGATTCCTTGCCCGTTTCGCTGTACTTGCGCACGCGTGCGACGCGTTCGAGCTGGCGCATCAGCAGGTCGATTTCCTTGTAATCGCCTGGCTCTTTCTTCTCTTTCGCGATCAACGCATTGACGCGCATTTCTGTCGTCAGCTCGATCGTGTCAATGGGCGACGTCTTATCCCAATTCTCGCGCTGCTTCCACGTCTCGACGGTCGAGCGGTTCAGGTTCAGATGACGCGCGATCGACGACACGCGCCACCCTTGCCAGTAGAGCGCGCGTGCAGCCTTTCGCGGGTCTGCGGTCGTAGTTGGGTTGTCCGTGAGGTCGAGCATGGCCGAAGCGTACCTGCCCAACGCGCGCGCGCGCAGCAGTTCAATTTGTACCCGGCCGCGCCACGTTTTCAACTGATTGCCGTCGTCCGTCATCACCGGCAACATTCACTTACACGATTTACGAACCCAACACATAAGCCCCTTGTTCGGAGTGCAAACGATGCAAAAGCGAAGCCTGTCGATGCGAAAGCGCAACCTGTCTTTCATCGCTGCCGCCATCGGCTCGATCGCTGCGGTGTTCGCAGTCGACGCACATGCGGCGTCGAGCCTGATTGCGACCGGCGCGCACAGTGTCGACATGCTCGGCGTTGCTGGCTCCGCTGCGGCCGTGCTCGGCGTGGGTCAGATTGCGGCGACGAGCGGCAATCACGCGATCACGTCGAAGCAATTCCGCGTCGCCGTCGAAGGCGCGACGACGGACGGCCGCAACATCGAACGCGCCTGGATTCAGCAGATGGCAGGGCAGTACAACCCCGAGTTTTACGGCGCACGCGTGAACTGCGAGCACATTCGCGGCTATGTGCCGATGACGGGCGCTGCCGACCCGTCGAGCCGCTTCGGTTCCTACGGCGACGTGATCGGGCTGTCGGCAGAAGAAATTGCCGACGGCCCGCTCAAAGGCAAGCTCGCACTGTATGCGCAGATTGCGCCGACGCAGGCGCTCACCGACCTCGTGAAAGCGGGGCAGAAGGTGTACACGTCCATCGAAGTGAACCCGTCTTTCGCGGACACGAAGCAGGCATACCTGATCGGCCTCGCTGTTACGGACAGTCCCGCGAGCCTCGGCACTGAAATGCTGTCGTTCGCGGCAAAGCAGGGTGAACACAATCCGCTGTCCGCTCGCAAGCAGGCACCCGGCAACGTGTTCACGGCCAGCGAAGAAACCGTCTTCGAGTTCGAAGCCACGACCCAGACGCCGATCGCCGCCGGCGCGGCACTCTTCAAGCGCGTGGGCGAAATCCTCGGCTTCGTGAAAGAGAAGGGCGCCAACGACGACAAGCGATTCAGTGACATGACGCAGGCCGTCGAAATGCTCGCCACCTTTTCCCGCGAACAGGCCACGCGCGCCGACACCTTCGCCGACCGGTTCACGAAGCTGGAAGGCGCATTGAAGACCGAACGCGAGGCGCACACCGCGACGGCGAAGAAGCTCGCCGAGCTGACGCAGACGCTATCGACGCAACCGGCTGGCGCAGTGCGGCCGACTGCAACCGGCACGCACGACGGCCACAAAACCGACTGCTAAGCGAATCCCGTCCGCAACCCCTCAACGAATCGGAGATTTACCCTCATGCGCAACGAAACCCGCGCGAAGTTCGACGCCTACCTCGGCGATATCGCGAAACTCAACGGCGTTCCGAATGCCGCCGTGAAATTCACGGTCGACCCGTCTGTGCAGCAGACGCTCGAAGGTCGCATTCAGGCGTCGAGCGAATTCCTGAAGCGCATCAACATGATCGGCGTCGACGCGCAGGCCGGCCAGAAAATCGGCCTCGGTATCGGCGGCCCGATCGCCAGCACGACCGACACGAGCGCGAAGGATCGCACGCCCGTTGATCCGGCGACGCTCGACGACAGCGGTTATTTCTGCACGCAGACGAATTTCGACACGGCGCTGTCCTATGGCCGCCTCGACGCCTGGGCGCACAAGCCGGAATTCCAGACGCTCATTCGCGACGCGATCCTCACGCGTACCGCGCTCGATCGCATCTGCATCGGCTTCAACGGCACGAGTCGCGCCGCGACGTCCGACCGCACGAAAAACCCGCTCTTGCAGGACGTGAACAAGGGCTGGCTCCAGAAGTTCCGCGACAACGCGAGCGATCGTGTGCTGCACGAGGTCGAAAAGGATTCGGGTAAGGTCAAGATCGGCAAGGGTGCCGATTACGAAAATCTCGATGCGCTCGTGCTCGACGCGCTGCAACTGCTCGATGAGTGGTATCGCGACGATCCGTCCGTCGTCGTGGTGCTCGGCAGTGCGCTGCTGCACGACAAGTATTTCCCGATCGTGAGCAACGCGAACGTCGCGACCGAACAGGCTGCGCTCGATCTGGTTGTGAGCAGCAAGCGCATCGGCGGCAAGCAGGCCGTGAGCGCGCCGTTTATCCCGGCCGACAAGATGCTCATTACGCGCCTCGACAACCTGTCGATCTACTACCAGAACGGCGGCCGCCGTCGCTCGGTCATCGACAACCCGCGCCGCGATCAGGTGGAGAACTTCGAATCGAGCAACGAAGCGTACGTCGTCGAAGACTACGGTTGCGGCGCAGTGGTGGAAAACATCGAAATCGAGAAGGCAGCGGCCTGACCATGACCACACCCGCACGTCGACATCAGGCACGCGTGCGCGCCGAGCGCGCGGCTGCCTCGGCGGCCGCTGGCGAATCGCTCGCGGGCGCCAGTCATTACGAGCTGATGCTTGCGAAGCTGCTCACCGACATTCGCCGCTTGCACGAGATTCAGTCTGTTGCGCGCAAAATCGAGGTAAAGCGCGAAGTGCTGCCGGAGTACGCCGACTATGTGACAGGCGCACTCAAGGGCGGGCGCGGCGCGCAAGACGACGTTCTCACCACGGTCATGATCTGGCGCATCGACGCGGGCGAATTCACTGGCGCGCTCGAAATCGCGCGCTACGCGTTGCGGCATGGCCTCACGCTGCCCGCACGTTACGAGCGATCGACGGCTGCTGCTGTCGCCGAAGAATTCGCCGACGCCGCGCTCACGGCGCTGCGCGATGGCGGTACGTTCGACGCCGACCAGCTCAACGAAGTGCGCGAACTGACTGAGCGCACCGACATGCACGACCAGATTCGCGCGAAGCTGAACAAGGCGCTCGGCCTTGCGTACATCGGTCGGCTAGACAGCGACGCTCTTGTCGGTCTTGATCTCGGTTACGCGCGTTCGGCGCTGCACTACCTTCAAGCGGCGCTCCAGCTAGACGCGCGCGCCGGCGTGAAACAGAACATTACTCGGCTCGAAAAGATGCTGAGTGAAGCGGTCGGCCACCAGCCCGGCCGCACGTAAAGAGCCTCCCGGCAATGGCGGCACCGGCGTTCACTCCCAACACCTGACGGCAACGGGATTCGAACGCCGGTTCACCGCCACCTATTCCACGCCCTGACATGAGTAGCTTCCTCGCCACTGCTGAGCCGACGCAAGCGACTTCCGGAACAACCGCGAAGCTAACCAATGACGGATGGTTTCCGGATATTGGCCTTGTGGAGCTGCGCGAAGAAACGCGCCTTGACGGCACGGTAACGGACACGCGCCTGCGCTCGGCGGCGCTCGATGCAATGGCGAGCTGCAATGCAGAGCTGCAAACGTGGCAGGGCGGCCAGCTCGCGCGTGGCTATGCAGACCTCGCGAGTGTGCCCGCACCACAGCTCGGCGGCGTCAGTACGCATGTGCTGCGCTATCGCCGCGCCATCTACAACCATGTTCGCGCCGATCTGACGGAGCAATATCGCGGCCTCGACACCACAAAGACCGGCGGCCAGCAGGCTGAAGCGCTCGACGAAACGATTTGCGAGGCGCGGCGCAATGTCCGCATCGCGCTCGCGGACATTCGCGGGCTTAGGCACTCAACGATCGAGCTGATCTGATGAAAGTCATCGCGCAGCAGGGCGAAACCGTCGATGCGCTTTGCTGGCGTTACTACGGCCGCACCGATGGCACGGTTGAAGCGGTACTGGAAGCGAATAACGGCCTGGCCGATCACGGCCCCGTGCTGCCCCTCGGCCTCTCTGTTGAGATGCCTGACCTCGGCACCGTGCAGACCACCAAGCCGCTGATTCAACTGTTTGATTGACACAGGAGCCCGCACGCATGGCCGAACCTAACACCACCACCGCGATCGCCGTTTCGACCGCGCTCGGCGTCGCCGGCGCCGTGCCCGGCATCGACGGCAACGCACTGATCGGCGCGTTCACGGGCGCCGCGCTCGTCGTCGTCACGTCGAAAGACATCAGCATTCTGACGCGCATCGCTTACCTGCTTATTTCGCTCGTGATGGGCTATCTCGCGGCACCGGAAATTGTGCGCGAAACGCCGATCCAGTCGACCGGCCTCGCTGCCTTCTTCGCTGCATCGCTCGTGATTACCCTCACGCTGCAACTGATCGAACGCGTGAAAAACACCGATCTGCTCGCCTTCCTGAAGAAAGGGGAGTGACCATGCACACGACCCTCGCCATCCTCGCGATCGCCGCGCAGCTCGCGGCTGTGGTGCGCCTGCTGACGTACCAGCGCAACGGCGCGCGCCATCGCCATCACGTTTCATGGGTCGCATGGCTGCTCGTCGTGATCCTCGGCGGCTCTGCGATCGAGCTGGCGATGCACGCGAAGCACACCGGCCTTTTCGAAGCCGGCAAATCGTTCCTGCTGGCCCTGTTTGTGTTCGCGGCGCACGGCAACGTCGCGCGTCTGATTCGGAGTGAACCTCAATGAAAACGCACCGCCTCGGCGATCGCGGCGCCGATATCGGCGTCTTTCAATCGCGCCTGAAACGCGCCGGCTACACCGTCGACGTGACGAACGCATTCGACGCCGCGACCGAAGCGGCCGTGATGGCGCTTCAGACGAAAACCGGCCTCGTCGTCGACGGCATCGCCGGCCCGAAAACCTACTCTGCCCTGATGACCGGCCGGCGCGATCCGAAACACCTCGCCGACGCCGACCTCGTGCGCGCGGCCGAAACCCTCGACGTGCCGCTCGCGAGCGTGCGCGCCGTGAACGAAGTCGAATCGCACGGCGCCGGCTATCTGCTCGACGGCCGCCCCGTGATCCTTTTCGAGCGCCATGTTTTCTATCATCGCCTGAAAGCCATCGGCATCGACCCCGAACCGCTCGTGCAGAAAAGCCCGAACATCGTCTATCCGACCTATGGCGGGTATTCAGGCGGCGCGGCCGAATACACGCGCCTTGCCTCGGCCGAGCTGATCGACCCCACGGCCGCCTATGAATCGGCGAGCTGGGGCGCGTTTCAGGTGATGGGCGAAAACTGGAAGCGCCTCGGCTATACGAGTGTCGTCGATTTCGTGAGCCGCATGGAAAGCAGCGAAGCCGACCAGCTCGACGCCTTTGTGCGCTACGTGGCGGCCGATAGCGGCCTCGTGGCGGCGCTGAAGGCCCGGAAGTGGGCGGCCTTCGCCAAGGGCTACAACGGGGCCGATTTCGCGCGCAATCTGTACGACGTGAAACTCGCCCGCGCGTATGACAAATACGCGCCGCCTGCGAAGGCGGCCGCATGAATGCGAATTCGATCGCCGCGAAACTGATCGCTGGAGCGCTTGGCCTCGCGCTGCTCGTCGGCGCCGTGCTGTACGTTCGAACGCTGCGCGCCGAGCTGGCCGACGCGAATCACCAGCTCGCCGACGCTAACGCAGCAATCGCGAGCCGCGACCAGACCATCAACGGCCTGCGCCAAAACCAGAAGAACAAGGCAGACCAGCAAAAGCAACTCGACACGTCGACGGGCACCGTAGCAACCAAGCTCGCCTCCGCACGTCAGGAAATCCGAAAGGTCATCAATGAAAATCCGATCGTTCGCTCGTGGGCTGACACTCCTTTGCCTGACGACGTTGTGCGCCTGTCAAACACCCCCGCCGCCACCGGCGCCGATGCTTACCGTGCAGGAGTGTCAAACGATATCGCGCTGCACGCTGCCGGCAATGGCGCCGACGACTAACGGCGAGCTGCACGACGCGTTCGAAACCGCCAAGGGCGCATGGGCCATGTGCGCGGCCAAGGTCGACATGATCGCCGACTGTCAGGCGAAGGCACAGGCGAAAATCGACGCCGAAGCCGCGGCCGCGAAGGTCACGCCATGAAAAAGCCCGTGAGCCTGCGCGCGGCAATCACCGCCGCGCTGCCCGATCTTGCGACGAATCCCGACAAGCTCACCGTGCATATCGACGCTGGCGTGATCGAGGCGACCGGCGGCCTGTCGGCATCATTCGAATATCGGTACACCTGCAATGTGATCCTGCTCGATTTCGCGGGCGACGCCGATCTGCTTTTCATCGCCATCAACGAATGGGCGCGGCGCTACCAGGTCGATCTGCTCAACGATCCCGAGGCACGGGCGAACGGCATTACGTTCGAAGTCGATATTCTTTCGGACACGCTTTCCGACGTGTCGATCAAGCTCCAGCTCACCGAGAGCGTTGTCGTGGGCGTGGACGCGGCCGGCAATCGCACGATCGACCACATCGACGATTCGATCATGCCCGACCACACGATAACGAGCGTCGCCGAGCCGATCGTCGACCCTGACGCGCTGATCGTGCGCAGCGTGCGCGATGGGATTGAGTCGCAGGTTTGGCCGACGTGAGCGACGACCTTCGCGCCGTAGAGCGCTGGGCGTCGACGCTGCTCGCGCAGCTCACGCCGGCCGGCCAGCGCAAGGCCTTGCTCGACGTGTCGCGCGATCTGCGCCGCAGCCAGCAATCACGCATCGCGGCGCAGCAGAACCCGGACGGCTCGCGCTACAAGCCGCGCAAACCAAAGGCGCAGCGCGGCACGAAGAACCTGCGCGGCAAGGCCGGCCGCATCAAGCGGCAAAAGATGTTCGCGAAGCTGCGCACGTCGCGTTACATGCAGGTCGAAGCGACGGGCGAAGGCCTCGCCATCGGGTTCGCTGGGCGCGTCGCACGCATCGCCCGCATTCACCAGCTCGGCGAGCTGGCACCCGTGGCGCCGAAAGGTCCGATGGCGCTCTATCCTGCCCGCGTGCTGCTCGGATTTTCCGACGCCGATCGCGAACTGATACGCGATAGACTACTGCACCACATCATCAAAAGCCCCTGAAATTAGGGGTTTTTTTGTATCCAGACGCGTCACACGCGCATCTTCTCGCCTCGCGCGAATGCGGGCGGCAACATGGCTGCATGGACGCCAACGAATCCCGCCGCCAACTCGTGAACATGATCCGCAAAGGATCTGTTTTCGACATCAACCTCGAAAGCGTACCGCCGACGTGTCGCGTTTCCGTGGGCGATCCTGACGACACCGACAATCCCGGCCTTGTCACGAACTGGATTCCCTTTTTCTCTGCTCGCGCTGGCACCACCCGCGAATGGAACCCGCTTACAAAGGGCGAAAAGGTTCTCCTACTCTGCCCGATGGGCGACCCCGCGCAGGGCGTCGCACTGGCCGGCCTTTTCGACGAGAACACGCCACAGCCCAGCACCAGCCCCGACAAGCACATGCGCGTCTATCCCGATGACGCCGTGATCGAGTACGACCACGCGAAACACGCGCTCGCCGCGACGCTGCCCGCCGGCGCTACCGTTTTGATCGTCGCACCGGGCACCGTGACCGTGAAGACCGAGGCCGCAACCGTGCAGGCCGACACCATCACGCTCGATGGCGATGCAACCGTCACGAAATCGCTCACCGTGAAAGGCCCGCTTTCTTTCGAAGCCGGCATGACAGGGAAGGGCGGCGACGGCGATGCAGTAATGAAGATCGCCGGCGGCGCCGAATTCGCGAAAGACGTAAAGGTCGGCGGCATCAGCTCAATCCACCATCGCCATCGTGAACAGGGCGACGGCGAACTCGTGAGCGAACCGCAATGAAGGGAATGAACGCCATCACGGGCCGCACTATCAGCGGCCTCGCACACCTCTATCAGTCGATCGGGCAAATCCTCTCGACCGCGCTCGCGTCGCGCATCAAGCGCCGCACGTTCGGTTCGGATATTCCCGATCTGATCGACGCACCGACCAACGGCGTCACGCTCACGCTGCTGTATGCCGCGACCGCGACGGCGCTCATGCGCTGGGAACCGCGCCTGACGCTCACGCGCATCCAGTTTTCAATGGACAACGACGCAGCAGGGCAACCCGTTCAATACCTCGATATCGAAGGCTATACGGCGGAAACCGGCGATCCGGTTAGCGCACGCATCAACCTTTCCACAGGGGCCGCATCGTGAGCGCCACGCCGATCGACCTTTCCCAGCTCGCCGCGCCCGATATCGTCGAAGCGATCGACTATGAAACGATCCTTGCCACGCGCAAGGCGCGCTTTGTGTCGCTCTATCCGGCCGACGAACAGGCCGAAGTCGCCGCCACGCTGGCGCTCGAATCCGAACCGATCGTCAAGACGTTGCAGGAAAACGCCTATCGTGAAGTTGTGCTGCGCCAGCGCGTGAACGACGCTGCTCGCGCGATCATGCTCGCGTATGCCGGCGGCGGCGATCTGGAACAGCTCGCGGCATTCTTCGAAATCGAACGCCTGACGATCACGCCGGCTGACCCGGCAACCAATACGCCAGCCGTAATGGAAGAAGACACCGATCTGCGCTATCGCACGCAACTCGCGCCGCAAAGCATGTCTGTCGCTGGCCCCGAAGGCGCCTATATCTCGCACGCGCGCAATGCGCACGGCCTCGTGCTGGATGCGTCGGCGACCAGCCCCGCGCCGTGTCAGGTTGTCGTGACCGTCCTTTCGCGCAACGGCGACGGCTCGCTTCAGGACGGCGACGGCATCCTCGACGCCGTGAAATCCGCGCTGTCGGCCGACGACGTTCGCCCGCTCACCGACGAAGTGATTGTGCAGGGCGCCCAAATCAATCATTGGAGCGTCGACGCCACGCTCATTTTCTTCGCCGGCCCTGATCGCTCTGTCGCGCTTGCTGCCGCACAAAAGGCGATGGCCAAGTACGCGGCCGACATGCACCGCCTTGGCATGGAAATTACTCTCGATGGCGTCTATGCGGCCGCGCGACAGGCGGGCGTGCAGAAGGTCATCCTTCGCAGTCCGCTCGCGGATATCCCGTCCACGAAGCTCCAGGCGCCTTACTGCACGAGCGTCAATCTCGTCGACGGCGGGGTGTACAGCAATGAGTGATCTGCTCCCACCGAACGCGACCGCGCTCGAACGCAACCTTGCGACGACGAACGCGGCCATCAGCGATATCGACGTGCCCCTGCGCACGCTCATGAACCCGGACACGATCCGCGCCGATCTGCTGCCCTGGCTCGCGTGGCACCTCGGCGTCGATACGTGGAAAGACTACTGGCCCGAGAGCGTCAAGCGCGCCCGCGTCAAGCAGGCCATTCCGATCGCACGCAAGAAGGGCACGGCCGCCGCCGTACGTGAAGTCGTCGCGACGTTCGGCGCGAATCTCGTGCTGCGCGAATGGTTTGAGAAAACACCGCGCGGCACGCCTGGCACGTTCGACATTGTGATGACCGTATCGGGCCGCGATGGCGAGCCTGCGACCGCCGAGTACGTCGCCGACATCATCGCGGAAATCGAGCGCACGAAGCCCGTGCGCGCCCATTACACCTTTACGCAGGGCTATGCGATGCAGGCCCGCGTCGGCGTCGCCTGCGCGGCGCAACCGGCGATTTATCGCCGCCTGACCCTTTCGGATATCTGACATGGCCGGAACCCTCATTACCGTATCGGACGCGTTTCGCGCCGCGCTCGTCGCCCAAGGCAACACGGGCACGAACGCGCACAAGGTTGTGTCGATCGGCCTCGCGACGGCCGCTTTCGATGCAACGAACAAGAAACTCACGAAACTGCCGAACGAGCTGAAACGCATCACCACGTTCGGCGGCCAGAACATCTCGGCCGATACGATTCACGTCACGCTGCTCGACGACTCGGCCGACCAGTTCAGTTTGTTCGGTTTCGGCTTCTATCTCGAAGACGGCACGCTCGCCGCGTATTACAGCCAGGCGGCCGCCATCATGGAAAAGTCGCCGGCAGCGCAACTGCTGCTGTCCGTCGACACGCAATTCGCCTCGATCGACGCCGCGACGCTTTCTTTCCCGGCCGCCTCATTCCTCAACCCGCCGGCCAGCGAAACCGTACAGGGCGTGATCGAACTGGCGACGCAGGCGGAAACCGACGCTGGCACCGACGACTTGCGCGCGATCACGCCGAAGAAGGCGGCCGCACGCTACGCGCCGCAGAAACAGCCGACGTTCACCGGGCCAGTGACCATCAACGGCAATTCGACCGTGACCGGGACATCGACCGTGAACGGCGCGTTGTCCGTGAACGGCTCGTCGATCGTCAACGGCAATGCGACTGTCACGGGTAGCGCGGCGCTGGCGTCGACGAGCGGCCGCGTCACGATCGGCGCCATCACCGACGACGGCACGAACAAACTGCAAGTCGCCGGCAACGCGCGCACATACGGCACACAGACCGCCGGCGGCGCTGGCACGGTTACGGCGTGGGTTTCGGCCGACGCAAACTTTGGCTATTTCCGCACGGCTGGCAGCGCGTCGATTGGCTCGGAAAACGCCAATGGCTTCGCCGATATCCTCGCGGGCGGCGCGGCGCGCGTGCGCGTACTGCCCTCGGGCCGCGTGCTGATGGGGCAGACCGCGAGCGACGACGGCGCAAACACGTTGCAGGTTACGGGCACGATCAAGGGCATTGCCGCGCAGCGGGCGCTTATCGCATCGAACGGCAGCGGCACCGGTCAAACGAGCCTCATGCTTTCGCGCGAAGGCGCAGCCGTCGACGAGAAGCAATGGGAAATTCTGTCTGGTAGCGATGGCGCCTTTACGCTGCGCGCGCTTAACGACGCCTACACCAATTCGTCGAATGCCATCATCGTGCGTCGCCCCCCCGGCGGCGGCATCAATCTGACCTCGATGCAGTTGATGCAGGCGGGCGGCCGCGTGATCGTCGGCCCGACGAGCGACGACGGCACGAACGCCCTACAGGTCAACGGCACGTCGCGCGCCGCGAACTACGTCATCAACAGCCAGAGCGCGAACGACTCGGGCCTCGTCGGCATCTATAACGGCGCGAATGGCCCCAACGTCGCGTTTTACGGCGCGAACACCTCGGGCGCCGGCGCACTGACCATGAGCACCGGCGGCGGCGAGCGCGCGCGAATCAATGCGGCCGGCCGCCTGCTGCTCGGCACGACCACGGACAACGGGTTCGGCCTGATGCAAGTCGCCGGCCAGATTTCCCAGCGCGCCGATTACGCCGAGCTGCGCATGAACGCTGCGGCGGCCACGAACAAGAACGCCTGGCGCCTGGCCTCGACCATCAACGGCGCCGGCAACGACGGCTACCTCGTCGTGCAGCATTCAAACGACAACTACGGTTCGAATTTCACGAACTCGGTGACGTTCCAGCCATCGGGCCGCGTTCTCGTCGGCACGAGCACGGATGACGGCTCGAATCTGTTTCAGGTCGCAGGCACCGGGAAATTTAATAGCCGCGTCTATGTCGCCAACACGGCCGGCGATGCGGCAACCGTTCATTCCGCACCCGCCGGTCAATTCCGGTTCGTCCAGTTCCAGACCAACGGCGTGCGGCGCGTGGAGATCGGCACGAATGCCGATACGGAAAGCGGCAACGGTAGCAATTCCGGCTCGAATGTGTATCTGAACACGTTCGATGATGCTGGGAACTATCTCGCGTCGCCGCTTCTCATCACTCGCGCGACGAGCACGGTTTCAATCGGCGGGCGCACGCTCATGGGGACGACGAGCGACGACGGCGTGAACCGGCTGCAGGTCAACGGGAATGCCCGCATCACCGGCCGCACGCTTATCGGCCAGACGACCGACAACGGTTCGAGCGCGCTGCAAATCACAGGCGAGATTCAGCAGACGAACGCCTCGCACGTCATCGCCACGTATGGCAATTACCAGTCCTATCGCACGCGGGCCGCCGCAGGCTCGGCCGCCGCGCCCACGGCGATCGCGGCCGGCACGCAGCTCGGCGGCCTCAACGTCGCCGGCTATAACGGCTCGGCATATGGCGACGTTGCGACCGTTTCCGCATGGTCGGAAAGCGCGTTCACGAGCACGAGCATGGCGTCGCAATTGCGCCTGTACACGACGCCGAGCGGTTCGACCGTGCAGAACGAGCGAGTGCGTATTGTCGGGGCCGGCCGTGTGCTGATTAACACGCAGACCGATGACGGAACGACGCAATTGCAGGTCGCAGGCACCGCGAAGGCCAACGGCGTCGCGGCCAGCAATAACGGCATGACGATCGACAACGGCGCGGGCTGGGGCACATTCTGGTTTAACAACAACGGCAAGGCGCGCTGGACGATCAACAAGAAAAATGATGCGGCTACGGGCGGCAATAGTGGCGACTCCCTGACCATCAACGCCTTTGCCGATGATGCCGTGACGCAGAACGAAGTCATCAATATCAACCGTGCGTCACTAGTTACGGCCTTTACGAAGACACCGACTGCACCCACGGCGGCCGCCGGCGATGTTTCTTCGCAGCTCTCGACAACGCAATTCGTCGCCACGGCGCTGCTGAATGCTCACGTGGGGCAGATTGTCTACGAGCCGCGCACGTCGGTTCGTGCCAGCTATCTGAAACTGAATGGCGCCGTCGTGAACCGCGCCGATTATCCAGCCTTGTGGGCCTACGCGCAGGCAAGCGGCGCGCTCGTCACCGATGCCGCGTGGGGTAGTGGTAGCCAGGGCTGCTTTTCCAGCGGCGATGGCGCAAACACGTTCCGTATTCCCGAGCTGCGCGGCGAGTTTCTGCGCTGCTGGGATGACGGCCGCGGCGTCGACGGCGGCCGTACTCTCGGGTCATGGCAGGACAGCCAGAACCGCTCTCACGCGCACGGCGCCTCGGCTGCGGCCGTGGGCGATCACGCGCACACCGCATGGACGGATTCGCAGGGCTTTCACGGCCACGGCGTAACCGACAACGGCCACGCACACGGCATCCCGCAGGGTTCAAGCCCTGGCACCGATGCCTCTACCGTCGCCGGGCCTGGCAGCGGCCGTCAACGCACGTCGCAGACCGACGTGTCGGGTAGCGGCATCAGTATCAACGGCGATGGCTCGCACGGCCACAACGTCGGCATCAACGGCGCCGGCGGCCACTCGCACGCCATCACCATCAATGCAGATGGCGGCAACGAAACCCGCGTGCGTAACGTCGCCATGCTGGCAATGATCCGTGCCTTCTAAGAGGAAACAGACGTGCTTATTCATCAATACGACAACGCCACTGGCCAGTACATCAGCAGCAACCTCGCCGACCCCGATCCGAAAAATCTGGATCGCTGGCTTGTCCCGGCATTCAGCACCGATATCGCGCTGCCCGAGCGAGCGCGCAACGAATGGCCGTTTTTTGTCGACGGCGCATGGGCGCTGAAACCTGACTATCGCGGACAGATGCTTTACCGCACCGCAGACGGCACGGCGGCCGAACTCCTGATGCCTGGCATCGCGCCGGCCGACGCGGGCCTCACGACGACGCCGCGCCCGTCCGATCAATACGTCTGGAGTGATGGCGGCTGGGCGCTCGACCCGGTCATCGTCGCGGCGCAGAAGCGTGCAGCGGCCATGCAGGAATTCGAAGCGCTGCTGGCGCTCGCGCGTGCGGCCAACGCGGGCAAGGCCGACGCCTACGCGGCGGGCCTGCTCTCGCCGGCACAGGCCGCACTTTTCAAGGCCTGGGCGAATTACCAGCTCGACCTAGTGCGCGTCATCGACTCAGCCGACTTCCCCAACGATTTCGCCTGGCCGGCGAAGCCCGACCCCGACGCGATCGCGGCACAGGTCGAAGCCGACGCGCGCGCCAAGGCCGAAGCCGAGGCACAGGAAAACGCGGCTCAACAGGCCGCGAGCAACGACACGACCACCGCCGCCGAGTGATCGAACACCCACCAATCCCCTTAACGGACACTGAAAAATGGCACTGAAAAAAGAAATCCTCATCGCAGCAGTTGGCGCACCGGCAACGATTCACCGCGTCGATTCCGTCACGATCAACAAGCTCGGCAATACCACCGTCGCGAATATTTCCAGCTTCTACAGCACGAGCGCGCTTTCGCAAGGGCTCCAGCCGCTCGCGCAGATTTCCATGCCCCTCGAAGGCCTGCCCGCGAAGGGTCAGGACGCATGGGAATTCGCCGAGGCAGCACTCGCGGCGGCCGCGCCCGATGGCGAAACCGTTGAAGCCGTCATCGGCCAACAGGGCGTCGATCGCTACATTTTCGCCAGCGCCGAAATCCTCGACCTGTAATTGCACGCGCCGGCCACGCTGCCGGCGCATCACCACAACACTGATCGGGCGCACTCCCGATTTCTCTCACCACTGGAGTTCACCACATGGCGCAGGACTATCACCACGGGGTACGCGTTGACGAAATCAACGAAGGCACGCGCCCGATCCGTTCGGTTTCGACCGCCATCATCGGCGTTGTCTGCACGGCCGAGGACGCCGACGCGGCCACGTTCCCGCTCGACACGCCCGTACTCATCACGAACGTTGTCGCCGCGCTCGGCAGGGCCGGCACCAAGGGCACGCTTTACAAGACGCTCGACGCCATCGGCAAGCAGACGAAGCCGATCACCGTGGTTGTGCGCGTCGCCGAAGGCGCTGATGCGGCCGCGACGACGACGAACGTTATCGGCACGGTCACGGCCGATGGCAAATACACCGGCATGAAAGCGCTGCTCACGGCACAGGCGAAGCTGTCGGTCAAGCCTCGCATCATCGGCGCCCCGTTTCTCGATACGCAGCCCGTCGCCGTGGAGCTGGCCGCGCTCGCGCAATCGCTGCGCGGCTTTACCTATGTGTACGCGAACGGCTGCAAGACGAAGGAAGAAGCGACCACCTATCGCAAGCAGTTCAGCCAGCGCGAAGTCATGGTGATCTGGCCGAATTTCATCGCATGGGACGAAACGACGAATGCGAATGTCGAAGTCCCGGCCACGGCTTACGCGCTCGGCCTGCGCGCGAAGATCGACAACGATACGGGCTGGCACAAGACGCTTTCAAACGTCGCCGTGAATGGCGTCGTCGGCATCAGTCAGGACGTTTTCTGGGATCTCCAGAACCCGGCAACCGATGCGGGCTATCTGAACGAAAACGACGTGACGACGCTCATCAACCGCAACGGGTTCCGCTTCTGGGGTTCGCGCACCTGCTCGGACGATCCCTTGTTCGCGTTCGAGAACTACACGCGCACCGCGCAGGTGATCGCGGATTCGATCGCCGAAGCGCAGATGCCGAACGTCGACGGCCCGCTCAATCCGTCGCTGCCGAAAGACATCATCGAAAGCATCAACGGATGGATGCGCTCGATGACTTCGCAAGGCTATCTGATCGGCGGCGAATCGTGGTTCGACCCGGAGCCGAACGACACCGACACGCTCAAGTCGGGCAAGGCCTATATCGACTACGACTATACGCCCGTGCCGCCGCTCGAAAATCTGATGCTGCGCCAGCGCATCACCGATCGTTACCTGGCTGATTTTGCGTCGCGCGTGAACGCGTAACGCCGGCCGCCACAGGAGATAGAACGCAATGTCACTGCCGCGCAAACTCAAGAATTTCAACCTGTTCCACAACGGCGAGAGCTTCGCCGGCCAGATTCCCGAACTCACGCTGCCGAAGCTCTCGCGCAAGATGGAGGACTATCAGGCCGGCGGCATGAGCGGCCCGGTCAAGGTCGACCAGGGGCAGGAGGCAATCCAGCTCGAATGGACGGCCGGCGGCTTTCTCAAGACCGCGCTCCAGCAGTACGGCGCATTGAAGCACGACGCCGTGCTGCTGCGTTTCGCTGGCGCCTATCGCGCCGAAGATGCGACGACACACGACTCGATCGAAGTCATCGTGCGCGGCCGGCATCAGGAAATCGACATGGGTTCGGCGAAGCTGAAAGACGACACCGCCCACAAGTTCACGACCGTCGCGAGCTATTACAAGCTGTCCGTGAACGGCTCGACGATCATCGAACTCGACTTCGTGAACATGATCGAGAACGTGAACGGCGTCGACCTGATGCAAGACCTTCGCACGGCCATCGGCCTGTAACTCCGATGCGGCCCCATAGCGGGCCGCCAACGACCCCGCCCATCACCACCTATATCCAGACCATGAAAACGAACGACCAAGCCAGCAGCGCCCCGCAAAACAGCTCGCACGCCCATAGCGTCACGCCCGAAGGCGCCCACACCCACGGCATCACGCCCGTCGGCGCCGGTTCGCACAATCACAGCATCACCGAACCCGGCCACGCTCACCCGCTCGAAACCGCCGGCGCCGCACAGCCCGAAGCGCCGAAAGACCCGAACACACACACGCTCGATACGCCGATCACGCGCGGCGGCCAGACGATCGAGAAAATCACGCTGCGCAAGCCGAGCGCCGGCGAGCTGCGCGGCGTGTCGCTCGCCGAACTCGTGAATCTTGACGTTTCCGCGCTCTCGAAAGTGCTGCCGCGTATCACCACGCCGACGCTCACCGAATTCGATGTCGCGCAGCTCGACCCGGCCGACCTCGTGCAACTCGGGGGGATGTTCATGGGTTTTTTGACGCCGAAGGCCGCGAAAGCGCGCATGGAATCCCTGAACGCGTAGAAGACGCAATGGCCGATATCGCGACCGTTTTTGGGGGATGGACACCCGCCCTCATGGACGGTTTCGGCCTGGCCGAATTGATGGACTGGCGCGAGCGGGCGCGCGTGCGCTCGCCATACAGCAACGGAAACGATAACGACGATGGATAACGCCCTGAAACTTCGCGTGATGTTCGACATGATCGACAACATCACGAAGCCCCTGAAAACCATTCTCGCGGGTAACAAGGGGCTTGCCAGCTCGCTCAAGCAAACGCGGGCCGAGCTGGCCGATATGGGCAAGTCGCAGAAGACCGTCGCCATGTTCCGCGAGCTGCGCGCCGGCGCCGAAACCACCTCGACCAAACTCACCGCGGCGACCGCGCGCGTGCGCGAGCTTTCCGGCTCCCTACGCGCGTTCGGGCCGCCATCCCAGCAGATGACGGCCGAGCTGGCGAAAGCCAAGCAGGCCGCCTCAAACCTGCGCGCCGAACAAAAGCAGCAAAACACCACGCTCGACGAACTGCGCACGCGCCTGTCGGCCGCCGGCATCGACACGCGCAACCTGTCGCAGCACGAACGCGAGCTGCGCACCAACATCGCCGCCACCACGGCAACGATGAACGCGCAGATGCAACGCCTCGATGCGATCGCCGATCGCGAGAAGCGCGTCGCGAACGCGCGCAAGAGTATGCAGACCATGCAGGGCGTCGCCGGTAGCATGGCCGTGGCGGGCTATGCCGCGAAATCAACCGGCCAACATGTTTTTGCTGATCTGCACGAATCCATCGACCAGGCGAAAAAAGTACAGAATGAGCGCGGCCGGATTGGCGCGCTCGGCCTGGGCGACGAAGCGACCAAGGACGCCGAGAAATACGCACGCGCCATGAAGCTGATGGGCGTCAGCACGTCCGACAACATGACGTTGATGCGCGATTCAATGTCGATCTTCGCCGACGAGCATCACGCGCAAATGGCGATGCCCGTGCTCGCAAAAATGAAGTTCGCGAACGAAGCCTTGTTCGGCGGCGAAGAAGGGCACGAGAACGAAGAAAAGTTCATGAACATGCTCAAGGTGATCGAGCTGCGCGGCGGCACCAAGGACGAAGGCACGTTCAAGAGCGAAGCGGATAAGGTTCAGAAAGTGCTGTCGGCGACCGGCGGCCGGGTAGGGGGCGACGAGTGGCGCAACTTTATCCAGACCGGCAAGACGGCCGCCAAGCAGATGCGGCAGGACGCGTTTTATTACCAGATGGAACCGCTCATTCAGGAAATGGGCGGCCACGCGGCCGGCACCGGCGTTGCGGCCGCCTACAGCAATCTCATGCAAGGCAAGACCACCGTGCGCGCCGCAAAGCGCATGGTCGAACTCGGCATCGTCGACAAAAAAAATGTGGAGTTCAACAAGATCGGCAACGTGAGCCGCATCAAACCCGGCGCGCTGATCGAGGGCGAGCTGTATAAGGCGTCGCCGTTCGAATGGATGGAAAAGGTGTTGCTTCCCAAGCTAAAGGCGAAGGGCATCACCGACCAGAGCAAGATTCTCGACGAGTTCGGCACCATCATGACGAACGGCAACGGGGCCAACCTGTTCGCCACCATGTATCTGCAACGCGCGCAGATTCACAAGAGCGAAAAGCTCAATCAGGGCGCCTACGGCATCGACCAGTTGCACAAGATGGCGAGCGGGCAGACCGAAGGCCGCGAGCTGGATGCGATGGCGAAAATGCGCGATCTGCAGCTCGAAATCGGCGAACACGTCGCGCCACTCTATAACGCCGCGCTCGACAAAATCCGCCTGACGCTGGGCGCGATTATCGACCTCGCCCACAAGCACAGCACGACCGCGAAAATCGTGCTGTCGCTCGTCGCCGCGCTCGCCGCCGTGCTCGTGGTTCTCGGCACGCTGACGATCGTACTGGCCGGCGTGCTCGGGCCGTTGGCCGTTGTCAAATTCAGTATGCAGACGCTCGGGATGAAGGGCGGCTATCTCGCGCGCGGCCTCGGGCTCGCGACGGGCGCGATGCGCGGCCTCGGCGTCGCCTCGATGGCCGCCGGCCGCGCGATGCTCATGAACCCGATCGGCCTCGCCATTACGGCGGCCGTCGCCGTGATCGCCGGCGCCGCGTATCTGATCTATCGCAACTGGACGCCCATCACCGCATTTTTCGCGCGCTTGTGGGAAGGCACGAAACAGATTTTCAGCAGCGCGATCGGGGGCATCTCGCGCTTCCTCATGAACTGGACGCCGGCCGGCTTCATCGCCGATCACTGGAACGACATCAAGGCGATCACCTCCGCGAGCTGGGACATCGTGAAAGGCAGCGTCGTGCAGGCCGGGCAGTACATGGCGGACTTTTTCATGAACTGGACGCTCGCGGGCCTCGTGATCCGGCATTGGGACAGCATTCGCGAAGCGGCCGGCGCCGCGTGGGGCTGGATTTCCAACGTGGCAATCATGGCCGGCCAGGGCATCGCGAGCTATTTCATGAACTGGACGTTGCTCGGCCTCATCGTGCGCAACTGGGACGACATCACGGCGTTTATGACGCAGCTCGTCGCACGCTTTACAACGATCGGCGGCCAGATTGTCGACGGCCTCGTGAACGGCATTCTCGGCGGCATGAATGCCGTTCGCACGGCGCTGCACAACGTCGGCGAAGGCGCGATCACCTGGTTCAAGGAAAAGCTCGGCATTCACAGCCCGAGCCGGGTTTTCGCCGAGCTTGGCGGCTTCGTCGCGCAGGGCGCGGCGATCGGCATGGAAGGGGAAACGGGGCGCATCACGAAAGCGGCCGTCGCAATGGCCACCGTCGCGACGACGGCTTTCGGCGCACCGGCATTCGCGAACGGCGCGGCCGCCGCGACCGTGCCGCTCGTGCGCCCCACCACGCCGATCGATACGCGGCCACCGATCGCCGCAGCACCCGGCGCCGGCGCGAGCGCGGCCCCGGCCGGCCCGTCGCCAATCATCATCAACATTTACCCGCAGGCCGGCGACGATCCGAAGGCGATCGGCCGCGCCGTCGCCGCCGAGCTGGATCGCCGCGAGCGTTCGAAGCGCGCGCGCGCCGGCTCAAACCTGTCCGATTAAGGAGGAACGCACGTCATGATGATGGCGCTCGATCAATTCGTTTTCAGTCTCCAGACCGCACCGTATCGCGAGCTGCAACGGCGTCGGAGCTGGAAGCATCGCAAGACCTCGCGCGTGGGCGCGCGCGACGCGAGCCAGTTCACCGGCCCCGGCGACGACACGATCACGCTTACGGGCGCGCTCGCGCCCGCCGAGTCGTTCGGCAAAATCTCGGCCATGAAAGACCTGTCGGACATGGGCGACCAGGGCGACGCGTATGTGCTCGTCGACGGACTCGGCCAGGTGTACGGCGCCTATGTGATTGAAGGCCTCGACGAAACGCGCCGCCACTTCACGAGCGCACTGGGCCTGCCGCGCTCGATCGAATTCACCCTGACGCTATCCCGTGTCGAAGATTCCGCACTGCAAATGCAGGCCTCGAATGAAAAGGTGGTCAACAAGTGAGCGACACCACGCCGAAGGCCTCGCGCCTCGCCCGCCTGCAACCGCAGGCCGACTACCGCGTGACGCTCGACGGGCGCGACCTCTCGCGCCTCATTGCGCCCGACCTCATCAGCATGACGCTTTCGGAGTCGCGCGCCGACCAGGCCGACCAGCTCGACATTACGATCGACGACACGAAGGGCACCTATGCGATACCGAAGCGCGGCGCGCAAATCAAGGTCGCGCTCGGATGGGTCGGCGAAACGCTCGTCGACAAGGGGACATTTACCGTTGACGAAGTGGAACACAGCGGGGCGCCTGACATCATCACGATCCGCGCACGCTCCGCCTCGATGACGGAAGCCATGCACGAGCGGCGCGAAGTGAGCTGGCACGCGCAAACCATCGGCGCGATTGTTCGCACGATCGCCGGCCGCCACACGCTCAAGCCGGCGATCGGCGCCGCGCTCGAAAAAGTCGCGATCGCCCATATCGACCAAACGCACGAAAGCGATATGTCGTTTCTCACGCGGCTCGCGAAGCGATACGACGCCGTGATGAACGTCAAGGATCTAAACCTGCTTTTCATGCCGATCGGCACTGGCAAGAGCGCGAGCGGCAAAAGCCTTTCGTCGCTCTCTATCACGCGCAGCGACGGCGACCAGCACCGCTATCACGTTTCGCAGCGCGAGAGCTATGCGGCCGTGCGCGCGCACTATCATTCGAACGGCAAGGGCAAGCGCAAATCAGTGATCGTAGGTGGCGAGAACAATCGCAACGTCAAGGTATTGCCCGAGGACTACGCGACCGAAGCCGAGGCGCGCGCGGCGGCCGAAGCGGAATTTGCGCGCACGCAGCGCAGCCAGGCGACGATGGATTACACGCTGGCTCGCGGCCGCGCCGAGATTTTCCCCGAGCTGCCTGTTACGTTTTCCGGCTTCAAGCCTGATATCGACAACACGTCATGGATCGTCAAGACGGCGAAACACACGCTCGCCGATGGCGGATTCGAAACCGTGCTTGAGCTGGAAGTTTTCGACGACCCGACGACCGACAAGCATCGTTCGCACTTTCGTAAAGGCGGCCAGTAGCGAATTGCACGTGCTTAGGCGAGTTCCCCCCAAAAAGGCCGCCAGTTGCGGCCTTTTTTAGCTTTGAATGCGCGACGCGTTGCGAATGGCTAGTAGTAGGCGGGCGGCCCGGTATCGCTCCAGATGCGGCCGGATCGCCATGATTTCGGCAGTTCGACGGCCAGCTCGCGCCAGCGAGCCAGAACGGCTGCAAATGTGCCTTCAGCTTTGGCCCGTCGAATCTTGTCGACGACGTTCCAGCCGCGCACGTAAAGCGCAAAGCTGCGCTGACTGGAGAGGTAATGCGGAGCATGGACGCCGACCCACGCCAGCATTTGAGACGGCGGAACGTCGGGGGCGTTCGGGTCGGGGTCAATGTTCGCCGTCACGGCGACGATTCCCGCATCGTCCTGGGCGACGACCGGCGCCGGCTCGGCAAGCGGCGGCTTGGTGAGCAGCCGAAGTAATTCAATGCGATGCCAAGGGATCGGAGAGCGGCCAGCGGCGTAGTTTCGGACGGTCCGGGTGCAACAGCGGAGAATTTCGGCGAGGCGTGTGATGGAAAGCCCGTCCGAAAGCGCGAGAAAGTCGGACAGCTCGCCGTGACGGGGTGCTACAGGGGTCAT